ATGCAGGCGACTTATCATTTGCTGCTGTACGCAACTCTGACACGCTCTGCGATAAAGCAGAGATAGCCTGTTTGATAACGCCATCACACATGAGGACAGTAGGTTTAGCACCTGCTTCCCAACACTTCTCCATCATGGTGCGGATGTCAGCCTCATCAGGAGCAGCAGAAGCAGCGACTACATTAGATGTAATCCATGCGCCAACTGAACCTGTCTTACGGGCAGTACCCGAAGCACCTGCGGTAGGAGCAGTCGCCAGAGCAAGAAGCATATGCTCCATGTCCAACTTCAACTCTTTCGCACGTTTAGCCATCTGGTAAGCCTGCGTAGATTTGCGTCCTGCAAAGTCTACCGCTTCAGCAGTACCACTTGACCGCACAGTCTTGGAACTGATCTGCGTATAGTTGCCTACACGTGTTGGTTCCGTAACCGCAAGGGCAGTAGCATCGTCGCCTTCCACATGGAAGTTGTCAGCGCCACCATCCAGTTCATCAATCTGCCACTCAAAGTAAGTGTTGTCGCAGGATGATTTACCGATGTTCGACATGAACGGGGTATCTTCTGGGCTAATATTGTAAATGATATTAGACAGGTCTTCACGGATGCCCACTGCTCCGTAAGTTTCTCTAGTGTTAGTTGGAATCATTTATATTTCTCCTATAGAATGTCTTCCAACAGTCTTGCAGCATCTTTTGCTGATCCAGACTGTTTTAGTTGTTTTGAAAGTTCGGCTTTACGCCTACGTTTAGCATCACTCTTGGTTCGCTTGGTTCCGCTCTTAGTCATCTTAGGCTTGTTCTTTACCTTCTTGTTTTTCAAGTCGGCACTTTTTAACCTATCATATTTCAAGGCTTTGTGAATAAGAAATACAGACCTTGCGTCAACAAGACCCTCCATCTCTTCCACACTGAACCCTTGATCCACTCCGTAGTCCATAATCTCTTTGGCAATCTTTGGTTGTAAGTCAGGGTCATTCCATTCTGGAATAAGTACGCCTACCTTTTTAACCTCTTCAGCCACAGCCTTCTGTCGGATATGCTCCAACTCATTCTGTTGCTGTGCTTGGACCTGCTGTTGATGGTAATGCACTGACTTGATGCGTTCCTGTTCTTCACGGAATTCATCACGCTTGGTGACATACTCTAGCGGGTCTTCGTTCTTCAGTCGCTGCCAATCAATATTTTGGAACTTACTCATGTTTTGCGACAACTGTTGACCTAGTTGACCTAGCGCCTGTTCGTACTGCTGACGCTGTTGCATCAGTTGATTTAGACCGTTCTGATATTCAGCCCGTTCAGCATCAATGCTGCGTCTTTCTTCTGATAACTCCTGCGTCTTTTTGGTGTAGTCAGATTGTCTAGAATAGCCTTGTTGCAATTCTTCTAAGGATACCTCTACGTCTTGACCATCAACTTTGATGGTGTACATTTCGGTTTCCTGCCCTTCAGCATCCAGATTCTCTGTTGCTTCATATTCCTCATCTTCGTCTTCGTATTCCTCAGGCTCCGATTCAGATACTTCAGCCTCCTCTTCAAAAACTTCCTCTTCCTCTACAGGTTGTGATTCGGTTTCTTCTTCAGGTTGAACTCCTTCTACTTCTGGTTGCGCTTCTTCAGCGTCCATCAATTTCAGGATTTCTTCTTGTGCGGTAGCAAGTTGCATTGCTTCGCTTAATGGTTCGGCGGGTCGCTCCACTGGAGTATTGTCCACCATTTTTGGTATAGCCATAATTTATATATTTCTCATTGTTGATGTAAATTTAGTTATTTGTCCTTCTTCAAATATTGATGTTAGATGTCCTACTAATCTATCCACCAGTTTGATCTCAAGCCAAATCTGTTCTCTACTTTCAATGTCATGTTGGCTTGTAACTTGCCATTCATGTAGTAGTTGGTCTTTTAAACCTTGTATGCTTTCGACAAAAAGATCATCTTCCAATAACCTTTTTGCGTGTTCCTGCCTTAGTTCTGCGCTCATTGTCCTATTTTAACTGCCCTCTTTTGTTTGTCCTCTATCGCTAGTTCAGCCATTTTGAATTTAGATTCCATCTTGGTTTCCTGAATTTCATTCTGAACTTTCATTCTCTTAACTTCTAGTTCACCCTGCTTAACCTGTGTATCTACATTAAGAGCCTGCAACTGAGCCTCTTGCATAGGATCAGGCTGTGGTGGTTCCTGCATCTGAGGAGGTGTTAAGTAATCATTAACATTCTGATACCCCATGGACTTGAGCAATGAAGCCTGCAAGTTGTATAGGTTCTCAGGGCTAACCATTGGGCTACCAGAGGCTTGCTGCCCCATAGCCATCTGAGTCAACTGAGTTAACTGGGCAACCTGCTGATCCTTATTACCATGACCAAGAGCAACAGATACCGTAGCATCCATGCGTTCTGCCCAACTTCTTGGATTAACCTGAACCCACTCATCCCTGAGTTGAATGACACGTTTCTTGTCCATGTTCTTTACTAGCAGTTCATATATCTTGCACATCAAGTCCTTCACACCAGTCTCAGCAAAGTTACGGGCAATGAGTTCTACCCTGCTTTGAGCAGCCGTCATCACAGCGTTCACAGCAGTAGCAGTGGTATGCGATGTCAATGCGTCCTCATTCATTCCCTGACTCATCCTGCTTACGCCTGCCCTTGACTCACGAACCTCATCCAAGTACTGAACCATGTTGAACACAAAAGGTTCAAGCGGAGGAGTAGCCAGAGGGGTGACAGCATTAGGTGACTTAACACGTACGATGCCTCCCGGTCTAGCCGTCAGTAAATCATCCAGATTTGCCTGACCCTCCAATACCGCAAACCTTCCGTAGTTCTGGTTGTACATATTGTCTAGCAGATTACGCATCAGTACGCTCTTGATCTTCTGCAGTGGCATAACCAAATCAGCCACAGACAAACCAAAGAACTTATGTGAAATCTGAATAGGAGTTAGGCTGATGAACGGCATATTGTCGATCTCATCATTAGATAGTATTGTGCTGCCTACCGTACACACCTTGCGTAGTTCTGCAATTCCATCACCATCGTAGTCCGTTCTAATGAAAGACTCATACAACCAATACTCCTGTAATGCTTCTTCAGTGGCTGCATTAGACTGCGTGTCGTAAAACCCACCACTGTTATCAAACGCATACCTTTGAGTATGTTCATTGTTCCAGTTGACGCTACCCATATCTCCACCCTTAAGGTCTTCAGGATCAATATCAGGGTACATCTGACGCAATTCTGATAGAGTCTTGCGTACACGGTGACAAATAAACCTTGCATCTTCTATGGTTTTTGCATCACGATTAATCAGGAACTCTTCAGGCGGTATGTTCTCTATGGAAACCTTACCGTTGTACTGTGATCTCTTGACAATAACGTCATGGTAAAACTGTCCATTATCACCACCATACTCATCATGCTCTACGACCTCAACATCTGGGTCTGACATTAATGCTTCAAACTCTAGGTCATCAAGGTTCTTATATTCTTCACGAACGTACTCATCATACTCATCCCACCATACCTTAATGATTCCGTTCTTCTGCAATAGCGCATCAGTAAACCACTGATACATAATCTCCCAACCATTGTGTTGGTTCTGTAGCACGTGGTTAACGTAATCCGTAGCCTGTGCAGCCATGTCAACTTCATCTGGATTGTTAGGCTCAAACTTAACCAGTTCATCACCGGAGGCGAATACACGCATCAGGGAAGGCTTGATCCACTCAATCGTATCCTGCACTGTGCTGTCAACATATTGACTGCGACCTTCTACCTCATTGCCCAAAGGCATTGCAAAGTAGTATCGCATTGCTTCCCGCCGTTGCTCAGAGATGTCATCTCCGAACCCTAGAGCCTCACCGATCTCTGCATCAATTCGACTTACAATTTCTTCATCTGTTACTGGATCACTCATATAATTCCCATTTCTTGATACTCTAGTGGTTTATCAAAATTAAAGTTCCAAGTGTCACCTGACCCCGGAACTCCAAATCTTCTGCTCATAAAGCAGTATCGCATTGCGCTCATGCTGTCATCTCTAACCGCTACAATCTTTCCATCCTTTCTGTGGTACTGCCTGTACTCCTGTAAGACATGAGATAGGTGGTCAAATATCTTAAACCTTCCTTCCTCCATCCAAACTACCATCTGCTGAATGCCTTCCTCCACACTGTTAGAGCCTTTCTTCTGCCCCAACGCAGGGGGATTGGAGAAATGCTCAAGTAGAAAATTGCAGCCAAGAGTCCGATACTGGTCTGCCAACCCCGGATTACCAATGCTATCACGACGATTACCATCGTGGGGATAAGCAACAGGAATGAAAGCAGGACGGCGCATAATCTCAGTGCTATGTTCCGCAGGGCTACGCTTGTTAGCATTATATGCATCATAAACATAGAACGTATCTTCCTCTTCATCATAAGCGCCCCACACTACAGCAGTGTCATGGTCCCAACCAAAGTCTATTCCCGCTATTCTGTCCCAATCATCCGGTATGTCAAAAGGCTCACACATTATCTTTTCTTCTGGAATGGGGAAAACCAAACCAGAGCCAATTGTAGGTTTGCCAAACTTACGCATCTCCCTCTCATGAGGTGAGTAAGCAGACAGAATCTGCCTCATGGTGTCATCATCAAGATGTCCCGGTCTATCCTTAAGAGTCCTCACGTGTTCGCTAGCGTCATCCCATGTGGCATTCGTTAGGGACTGACCCTTCTGAATGTTGTTCATGAATGCGCTTACAGTCTCTGTCATGCCCTTCTCAGGGGTAAACGTGAGGTACACCATACCCTTACGGTCTAGCGTACGTGTTACAGCCTGTGAGTACAGTGATCTATCCGGTTCTTCGTCTAGCCATATGCAGTCAACAGAGCGTCCCAT